ACAGATGTAATAATTCGTAATGCTGGTGGTAATCAGCTTAAAGTAATGGATGTTAATAGCATCCAATCAACAGGTGAATTTCAAACCAACGCCTTAGTAGATAGGTTCAATCGTATCTACTCTAGTAATAGTACCTCATTATATGGCGCTCAATTAAACCTTAACTGGAGATACCTCCGCACCCAAGTATACTCAGATTATGACGCAATGGATACAGACGCTATTATCGCATCTGCTTTGGATATAATCGCAGACGAATGTACTCTCAAGAATGACATGGGTGAGGTACTTCAAATCAGAAGTAGCGATGAAGACACGCAGAAAATCCTATATAACTTGTTTTATGATGTATTAAACATTGAGTTTAATCTTTGGTCTTGGATTCGCCAAATGTGTAAGTATGGTGACTTCTTCTTAAAATTAGAAATTGCAGAAAAATTCGGAGTATATAATGTTATCCCATATACTGCATACCACATTATGAGGGAAGAACACTATGACCCCAAAAACCCAGCCGAAGTAAGATACAGATTTAGCCCAGATGGTTTTTCAGGTGGTGCTACAGGTTATTATGGTGTAACAGGGCAAGGTACTTATAGTACTAACAAAAACGACTCATCACTTTATTTTGACAACTACGAAATGGCCCACTTCAGACTAATTACTGATGTGAATTACCTTCCATATGGCCGTTCATATCTTGAGCCTGCTCGTAAGTTATTTAAACAATATATTTTGATGGAAGATGCAATGTTGATTCACCGCATTGTTCGTGCTCCTGAAAAACGAGTATTTTATGTTAACGTAGGTTCTATCCCACCAAATGAAGTAGAAAACTTCATGCAGAAGACTATCTCACAAATGAAGAGGACTCCATTTATGGATCCAAATACTGGTGAGTATAATTTGAAATATAACCTACAAAACTCATTAGAAGATTTCTTCATCCCAGTACGTGGTAATGATACTACTACTAAAATTGACACTACTAAAGGTTTAGATTATACAGCAATTGATGATGTAGTTTATTTAAGAGATAAATTGTTTGCTGCCTTAAAGGTACCTAAAGCATTTATGGGTTATGAAAAAGATTTAACTGGTAAAGCAACATTAGCAGCTGAAGATATCCGTTTCGCTCGTACAATTGATCGCATTCAACGCATCATACTTTCAGAATTAAATAAAATAGCATTAGTACATTTATATACTCAAGGCTATAGAAATGAACAATTAACTAATTTTGAATTATCATTAACCACTCCTTCTATCATTTACGATCAAGAAAGAATTGCATTGATGAAGGAAAAAGTTGATTTGGCTCGTAGTCTTATGGAAGTTAAATTGCTCCCTACAGATTGGATTTACGACAATGTATTCCACCTGAGCCAGGATCAATATGATGAGTATAGAGATTTAATTGCTGAAGACCAAAAACGTACCTTCAGATTCAAACAAATTGAAAATGAAGGTAACGACCCACTTGAATCAGGTAAATCATACGGTACACCTCATGATTTAGCAGCATTGTATGGTGCTGGAAGAAATAACATGGGTGTTCCTGATGGTTATGATAAAGATGAGCCTTTGGGTCGTCCTGAAGAAAAAGCATCTAACATCAATACCCAAGATAACGTATTTGGTAAAGATAGATTGGGTAATGCTGGTATGAAAAAAGGAGACGCAACAGGTGAAGATGGATCTTTAAAGAATAATTTTAAAGGAGGATCGCCTTTGGCTTTAGAGACTAAAAATAAAAACAAAACTTTGTTAGAATCTTTAGATAAAAAATTATTTATTAAAAAAGAAGAATCTTCATTGTTAGACGAATCCCAAATACGAGAATAATATCTCTATATATATTTATAATTAAAATATTACCTTAGGAATGACCATAAAACATTCAAAGTATAAAAATACCGGTATTCTTTTTGAATTATTAGTAAGACAAATTACAGCCGATACCTTATCAGGAGTTGAAAATCCTCCAGCTGTTGGTATCCTTAAAAAGTATTTTACTAAGACTGAATTAGGGAGAGAGTATAAATTATACGAAAGCTTTTTTAGATATACTAATACTAGTGAAGCTAAAGCAGACATGGTAGTTAGCACCATTATAGAAAGTTCTAAGCATTTAAATCGTTCTATCCTAAGAAGACAAAAGTATAATTTGATTAAAGAAATCAAAAATCATTATGGTTTAGAAGAATTCTTTAAAACCAAATTACCAAATTATAAGGCACAAGCTGCTTTATTCACACTTTTAGAGGTTTACAACAGTGAAAACCTGTCTAATCCTAACCAAATTATAGAAAATAAAACAGTTTTATTAGAATATTTAACTAGCTCAAATATTAATAAAGAGGAAGTTAAAGAAAATATTTTAGAAGAATTTAAAAACCAGGATAAAGACATTCGTGTGTTAGCATATAGAGTATTATTAGAAAAATTTAATGATAAGTATGCGGATTTAAATTCAAATCAAAAATCAACACTAAAAGAATTTATTAATAGTGTTGACAACACACCTAAATTAAAAGAGTTCTATAATACTAAAATAACTGAAATTAAAAATACTTTATTGGCCTTAAATAAAAAGGTTACTAATAAAGCTATTCAAATTAAAGTAAATGAGGTTGTAAACATTTTACCAAGTTTAGGTAAAACAGATAAGGTTAATGATGATCATTTAATTAATCTTCTTCAATATTATCAATTAGTTGAAGAGTTAGAAACCGCAAAATGATTAGTAGGGAACGAATAAAAGAACTTGTGACCCAACGCCTAAAAGAAGCCAGCGCTACAGGCACTGGCGCCTTTGTTACCCCAGGCGAAGGCCTGGGTGTATCTGCTAAAATGGGTTTTAAACGTGTAAATCAAAAAAAACTAAATAAAGCTGCTCACGGTATTGATGTAAAACATTTGTGGGAAGAAAATTCTAAATTTGACATAGAAGCATTTGTGTCGGGTTTAAATACGGATAATGAAAAATTAAAAAAATTCATTACTAAACGCTTATTAGACTTTGACATTATAGAAGATAATTTAAAAGCTATAATTGAACGTCTTAAACGCGCTAAATTAGAAACACAACAAAGTTACGAACAAGAACCTAGTTATAAGGTTCTTTATAGCACAGACTTAATTAAAGACAACCTAGAAGATATTTTAACATTATTAAAATCAAATGAAAACACTCCAGGCACAATATAACCTTATTAAAGAAGGTAAAGGCGACAAAGCATACTTCATGAAACTTGCTCGCTATAATTTCCCAGACCTTATCACCCCAGTATTATCATATAGTGATACTATTACTGTATTAAAGAATAAAAGTATCTTATCTGAAGGCATTGGTGGTGTAATTACCACAGGTAAAAAGCAAGATTGGCATGCTATCTTTAATGAAAACATGGAAAAGCTTAAGGAAAAGAAAGATGATGAAGATAAAGAAGATGATGATGATGATGAAAAATATAAGGAAAAAATAGACCAATACGAAAAACGAGAAAAAGATATAGAAAAGTTTGGTTTACAACATTTAAAGCATCTTAGAGAAGATAAAAAAGAAATTATAAGCCAACTTATGGGTCCTGATTTTTTCTTGTCTAAAAAAGAAGAATCAACTTGGGATGATGTCGATATAGACACGTATAATAAAATAACCAAAATGGCTTCATCAACAGGTAAAGTACCTAAATTAAATGAAGCTAAAGAAGTTAAAGCTGAAGAAAAAGAAACTACCAAAGACGTAACCGATATGGCTACTCGTGGTTACGATTATAAGGATGAAAAGAATTATGATAACGTGTTTGGTCAAGAATTTTTACAAGGATACTATGCTGAAATGAAAGATCCTAAAAATGAAGGTAAGCATGTTGAAGAATTAAGACAAATTGTAGCCAAAAACTTAGCTAAGGATATTAACTATTATGTTAAAAATGGCCAATTTGGTGTTAAAGGTTTAGGATATATTACTGATGCTCCTGGATTAGGTGAACCAAAACCTGCTAAAGGCAAACATAAAGCTTCAGGCTATGGTGATTTAAAAGAATCAGTATTGCGTTCTCAAATCTACTTGCTAGTTAAAGAAGTATTGGCTGAAGGAGAAAATAAAGATCTTTTAAAGCATCGTTTAGGTGTTTTAAAAGCAGCTTTAGCTTACGCTGAAAAAGAAATAAAAAATGTAGACAAAGATAGCAAAATTTATAAAGAAGTTGAAAAAACAATTGCTGGTAAAAAAAGAGAAATTGAAGCTTTAGAAAAAGAAATATTAACCGAACTCCAACCAGAACCAAGTGCTGAAAAAGAACAATTTGGTGATATGGTTGCTGCTAAGTTAAAAAGCAATGCTGAAGCTTTAAAATACTTTAATCAAAACGAAACCAACATTACCGATACATTTTTAGATCATAGCAAACCAGAAGGTGGAGTAGATGATGCTGTTGCCCATATTTTAAAGCAAACTAAAGCCGCCCCACTTTCAGAAAAGAAAAAACCATCTGCTGGTTTAACTAAAAAAGAAAAATCTGCAATTTCTAAAAAAGCTCATGCTGGTGGAGATATTGGTGAAAAAGGAAAAGGATTTGAAAAAGTAGCTAAAGCTGCTGAAAAACAATATGGCTCAAAAGAAGCAGGTGAAAAAGTAGCAGCCGCAGCAATGTGGAAATCTCAAGCTGCTAAAAAATAATTACTATGACTAGAGCAGAATTAAAACAAATAATTTTAGAAGAACTTTCTAATACTCAATCCCCATCGGATCAATTGGCTAGTAAAATAGATCAAGCTATTGAAAGTGTTGGTGAATCATTAAGTTATGAAATATTTGCTGCTGCTGTAGCTAAAGTTTTGATTGATCAATATGGTGAACACAATTATCAACCATTTATGGATGAATTAAGTAAACATTTAGGAGCATAATCATGAAACAGATACTTATTGAGACCCAAACATTCACAGCTAAACCAGCTAAACTTGTTGAAGGAAAATCTTCAACTGGTAATCCTTTAGTTGAAGGAATTTTAGCAACTGCTGAAGTAAAAAACGGTAATGGCCGTTATTACTCAAAAGATTTGTGGGAAAGAGAAATTAATAAGTACATGGATAGTGTCAAACAAAACAGAGCACTAGGCGAGCTAGACCACCCAGATTCTTCCATTATTAACCTAAAAAACGTATCCCACAATATTAAAAAACTATGGTGGGATAATGATAATGTAATGGGAGTAATAGAAATATTACCTACACCATCAGGCAACATATTAGCCGCTTTATTCCAAAATGGTATACCAGTAGGCGTATCATCACGCGGAATGGGTTCACTTAAGCAAATGGGTGAATTAATGGAAGTACAAGATGATTTTGAATTATTATGCTGGGACTTTGTATCAACACCTTCTAATCCAGGCTCATATATGAAAGAAGCAGGTATGATGAATGAATCTAAACTACCAAATCAAAACAACCAATACCAAAAAGTAAATTCTATTATTACAGATATACTTTGCGCTAATGGCACTTGCCCAATATTCTAAAATAAATTATTATGCTTATACAATCTACTAAAGAACTAACTGATATTAAAACTAAAGTATCTAAATGTAAATCTACACTTAATGCTGAGGTTAAATATTTAAAAGAAACTCTTACCAAAATGGGAACCCAATATAACTTTGGCCCCTTAGAAAACGAAATCAATAAAATAGTCACAGCAATTTCTACTTCAGTTGAAAAACAAATAAATGAAAATGCTAAACAAGTAGGCAAAAAAGCAGCGACTGATTTAAAGAAAAAATAATGAATAAATCATTATTAAAACAACTCATTAAAGAAGAAATACAAAAAGTATTTAATGAAATAACCTTACAACCCAAATACTTCTCAGGCATTACTATAAATGGAAAACCTGTAGATGCAAAATCTATAGAAGTAGAATTTGATCGTAGGGATTTTCCTGATTTTATTGCATATGCTACATATGCTGAATTTATGAATGGAGTAGAATTAACGGACGATGAATTAAATATATTAGACAATGAGTATGGTGATGTTCTTTATGATATAGCTTATGATAAATATTTTTTTTAACCCCTCTTAAAATAGTATTTTAAGACTGATGCCCCAAAATGGGGCATTTCTTTTTTATAAAATGTGTTTTTCGTAGATACACATATATGTATATTCAAATATGCTACCCTTTCCCCTATGTAGCATTAATTAGTTAACAATCTATTACGTTTCGTATTAAACGTATTTCCAAAACAAAATTATTTGAGGACAATGAACAGAGAAATGCTAAAAGAATGCATTGCTGATGCTAAAACCATCCGAGAAACAGCAATTGCAAGCGCAAAAGTAGCTCTTGAAGAAGCTTTTACCCCAACTTTAATGGCTTCATTCGCTGAACAGCTGAATGAGCTTGATTTAGACAAGGCAGAAACTGAAAAAGAGCTAGAAGAAATGTACATGGATGAAGAATCTGGATTAGAAGAAACTTTTAATTTAGAAGAACTCCTTGCTGAGTTATCAATGGAAGAAGGTGATAAGGCATCAATGGAAAAAGAAGGCATGGATGGAGAGCAATTAGACGAAGAGCTAATGCTTGAAGAAATGTCTGACGAAGAAATTGAAGAACTTATCGTACAAGTTATTGATGACATGATTGCATCTGGTAAGCTTATGACTGGTGAAGAATCAGAAGAAGGCGATGAAGATGAAATGGCAGACATAGATGATATGGATGCTGGTGGTGAAGAAGAAATTGAAGCTGAAGATGAAATCAACATTGATGAACTCTTAGCTGAAATGGAAGACAAAGAACCTGCTCTTAATGAAGGAAATGTTGGAGATCTTATTGAAAAAACCTTTGAGTTTTTAAGCCAAGGCAATTATGAGGCTGCTAGCAATACAGTTACACAAATGTTACAAGATCCTATGGTCGCAGCAACTGCTGGGACTGCAGCTGGTGCTGGAGTATTAATTACTGTAGGTAAAGCTATTAAACAATTCATTAAGGATCGCCGAGCTGAAAAAGGTAGTAAAATGGAAGAAACAGCTGACGCTACTGAAATGGAAGAAACTATTGCTGAGCTTCGTAATGAACTCAACGAAGTTAATCTATTAAATGCTAAGCTTCTTTACACCAACAAAATCTTCAAAGCTAAGAATCTTACCGAATCAGAAAAAATCAAGGTTTTAAACACGTTTGACAAAGCAGAAAGCGTTAAAGAAGTAAAACTCGTATTCGAAACTTTAACTGAGTCTTTAAAAGCTACTACAGCTAAAAAGAACACAATTAAAGAATCATTAGGATCAGCTTCTAAAACAATTTCAACTGCTACCCCTAAACAACCAATTATTGAAGTCAACGAAGCCTTTGCACGTATGCAAAGACTCGCAGGACTCAAAAAGTAAAAATTAACATTAACAAAAACAATTTTTTTTAAAAATTATGGAAACAATTCAACAATTAGTTGAGTCTGCCAACCCATGGAGATCACTTCAGAGTGATGCAGCTAAATTAGCTGGCAAGTGGGAAAAAACCGGCCTTTTGGAAGGTCTCGGTGAGGACATCAACAAGAACAACATGGCTTTGATGTTGGAAAACCAAGCAAAGCAACTCGTAGTTGAAGCTTCTTCAACTGGAACTGGTGCTTCATTCTCAGTAGGATCTGGTGAAAACTGGGCTGGAATCGCATTACCATTAGTACGTAAGGTATTTGGTCAAATCGCAGCGAAAGAATTCGTTAGCGTTCAACCAATGAACTTGCCTTCTGGTCTCGTATTCTTCCTGGATTTCCAGTATGGTACTGCTAAGACTCCATTTACTGCAGGTGGTTCAATGTATGGTAACCGTAACGCTTCTAGCGCTACTCCATTCTCTACTACTGAAGCAGCTGGTGGTTTGTATGGCGCTGGTCGTTTTACTTACTCTACTAACCAAACTTCTTCTGTAGCTCAAACATTAGCTTTAGGCACTATTGCTACCCTTAAGATCTCTTCAGGTTCTTGGGCTAACGTAAACTACGATTCAGCTCTGTCTGCTTCTGTAGCTGCTGGTGAAGTTAAAGCTTTAACAGTTCCTCTTTCAGCTATCCCTAACTACGACCCAGATGCAATTCGTGGATTCGTTATTAGCGGTTCAGGTGTTTCAGCTGCTATTGCTCTCCCAGCATTTACTACTGTAGATTTAGTAGCTGATAACATTACCTTCTTCATCACTGCTTCAACTGCTACTGCAGCTGCTGGTAGCTATAATGTATTCTTCCAAAAGAAGACTGCTGATAATGCTCGTGGTGATTTTGAAGATCCAACAGGTGCTACATTACCTACTTACTCTACTCCAAACGCTCAATCAGCCACTACAATTTCTATCCCAGAAATTAACATTAGCATGCAATCTCAAGCCATTACTGCTAAGACTAAAAAGTTAAAGGCTGTATGGACTCCTGAATTCGCTCAGGACTTGAATGCATACCAAAACTTGGATGCTGAAGCTGAATTGACAAACATCATGAGTGAGTACATTTCATTGGAAATCGACCTCGAAATCCTTGAAATGTTGATTGATGGTGTACCTTCAACTAACGTTGAGTACTGGAGTGCTGTTAACAACGTTACTTTGGATGCTAACACGCTTCCAACTGCTAGCTTAGGTTTCTTCAACACTCAAGGTCAATGGTTCCAAACTCTCGGAACTAAACTTCAAAAGTTGAGCAACCGTATTCACCAATTAACCCTTCGTGGTGGTGCTAACTTCATGGTAGTTTCTCCAACTGTAGCTACAATCATCGAGTCTATCCCTGGATTCGCTGCTAACAGCAATGGTGATGCTGCTGACATGGAATATGCATTTGGTGTACAAAAAGCAGGTCAATTTAACAGCCGCTACACTGTTTATAAGAACCCTTACATGACTGAAAACACTATCTTAGTTGGTTTCCGTGGTAAGCAATTCTTGGAAGCAGGTGCTGTATTTGCTCCTTACATTCCGTTGATCATGACTCCTCTTATCTACGATCCAAACACCTTCACTCCACGTAAAGGTCTGTTGACTCGTTATGCTAAGAAGATGTTACGTCCTGAATTCTACGGTAAAGTGTATATTAACGGTTTGAACACCCTCTAATATAACTTAGAATTATAACAATGAAGCCCAGAGAAATCTGGGCTTTTTTGTTCTGTTTTAATATTTATCAATAAACAAAAATATGACTGACTTTAACCGAAGTGAAGAGGCTAAACAGATTTTTAAAGAAAAACGTAAGCCTAAAAATCCAATTACATTTAAACTTACATTAAATGAAGAACAAAAGTTAGCAAAACAAGTCATTTTAGACAGTCCTGTTACTTTATTAAGAGGCATGGCAGGTAGTGGTAAAACATTAGTAGCATGTCAAGTTGCTTTAGATTTAGTATTTAAAAAAGATGCTGAAAGAATCATCATTACTAGACCTACAGTAGCTAAAGAAGAAATAGGTTTCTTACCTGGTGATTTAAAAGAAAAAATGGACCCATGGTTAGCTCCTATCTATGCTAATCTTTACATGCTGTATGATAAAGTGAAGATAGACAAAATGATTCAAGATAATCAAATTGAAATTGTACCATTTGCATTTATGCGAGGCAGAACATTCCCAGACGCTGTAGTAATTGTAGATGAATGTCAAAACATTACTCATGGCCAAACAGAAATGATTTTAGGCCGTTTAGGTAAAGGTGGTAAAATGATTTTCTGTGGAGATATTACTCAAACTGATTTAAAAAATAGAAAAGATAGTGGTATTGGATTCTTTACTCGT